TTAAGTTTTGAGAAAAAACTATTAACTATTAAAGAAAATGTTATTATTACTGATTGCCGTTTCCCTAATGAGATAGATTTAATTAAACAATTGGGTGGTATTATAGTTAGAGTTAAACGCGGTGAAGATCCAGTTTGGTGGGATACTGCCGTTGAAGATAATAAAGCTCGCGAAGATGAGTTTAACTATAATAGTCCTATGATGCCCAAAGCATACCCAGAAGTTCATCCAAGTGAACATTCATGGCCAGGGTGTGATGTAGGTTATACAATTTACAATGATGGTACATTTAATGACTTAGAAAATGTTATTAAAAATCTGGTACAAGATCCCCTTGCTTCCAAGGTATTCCAAGATCTGAAATCATTACAAAGCAATTAGTACATACAGTTTTTAAGTTTTTCCAGTCGTTGTTATTTCTGTTTCCGTCTATGTGATATACATTTAATTGTATAGGATGTTCCGCTTCAAAGTTGCAACGTTCACAATGTTTCTTTTTTTTATAGCCGCTTTTACCCCAATTAGTAAATGGAGTAGCATCTAATCCCTTTTCGAGTCGTAAACATTTATCACACTTTTTACGGTAATATGTTTTTTTGTTTTTTACATAATTGATTGCAACTGGTCGCTTTTTACAAGTGCAAAGTGGTCTTTTTGTAGTCATACTATTATTTACGACGAACCCTTTAAAGGTGGGTTCTATATCAGTGTTATTTGCCAAGAATCAAATAAATATGTGTATATTGAATTTAGTTTTAAAAACTAAAGAACAAAGGGGAAAGAAGCATGGCAACATTAGTTTCACCGGGCGTATCGGTTAGCGTAATCGATGAGTCCTTTTATGGTGCCGCAGGTTCAGGTACTGTTCCGTTGGTTATCTTAGCAACAGGCAAAGATAAAACACATCCAAGTGGTACAGGCACAGCATCTGGTACAACAGGCACAGCATCATCGTTAAAATTAATTACCTCACAAAGGGAATTACTACAAACATATGGCAATCCTTCCTTCCGTAAAGTTGGTGGCACAATGGTGCATGGCGATAACCAAAATGAGTATGGCTTATTAGCAACTCATAGTTATCTAGGCCTTGCCAATCGTGCATACGTTCTTCGAGCAGCTATTGATTTATCAGAACTTGAAGCCGCAGGCACAGCACCAACCGGACCCGCTATTAATGGTACATACTGGTTAGATATTACATCATCAAATATGGGTGTTTTTACTTACAACGCGGCAACTGCTACATGGGTAGCGGCTACCGTACGTGAGTTAACTGCATCTACAGATGTTGATGCCGGTACAGGTGCACCTCTTAATAGTGTAGGTTTAGACGGAGAGTTTGCATGGGTGGCTGTATCAGGTGGCAACGCACACAATAGAATTTGGCAAAAAGTTGGTGGCGTATGGTATCATTTAGGTACAAATACGTGGGCAACAGCAGCTAGCAAAGATTTTCAATTCGCGGCACATACAGCAGTACCGACTACAAAGTCGACAAGCGCCGCATTAGCAACAGGTGACGTTTGGGTTAAAACAACGTCATACAATAGTGGAACAGATATTAAAGTAAAACTTTATAATTCTACTACAAAAACATGGACAACAATTACATGTCCAGTATTAGCAAGTACAACAGCAGCTTGGACAAATTATACAACACCAGTAACTGGCAATTTGTTTGCGAAATACAATCACGAGCAAGGCGCACATACATTAAATGTTGCATCTCATCAACTTTTGAGATTCAATGGTAGTGCAACCTTAGCAGTAACCGGTAGTACAGCAAATCCGACATTAACTGCAACACATTCGGTTGTAATTAATGGCACAACTGTAACATATACTACGAGTTCAGATACAGCTGTTATTAGAACAGCCGCATTGATTAACTCAGCAGGTATTACAAATATTACTGCAAGTGTATCAAGTAATAAAATTGTTATTACAAATACAGCAGGTAAGGATATTACACTTGCCGCTGGCACAGGTACAATGCTTGCAGATTTAGGTCTAACAGCAGCTACATCAAGTAATTGGGTAGCATTAAGTTATGAGCCAAATACAGTAGCACCATCAGGTGTACCAGCAGATGGTACATTGTGGTATGATAGTCGTAATACTACAGTTGATATGTTAGAAACATATGACAACAGTGGTACTACAGCATGGCGTGACTTTAGTAAAACATTTACCGCAAGCGCCGCCGAGCCTACTACACCAGCAAGTGGTGATGTATGGTTAGATACAGTAGCAGTTGATGCATTTCCATCATTATACAAGTATAATGGTACAACAACAACATGGGATGCAATTGATAATACAGATCAAACAAGTAACCAAGGTATTGTCTTTGGTAACTTCCGTGTTTCGTCTTCAAGTGCATTGGAAACTGTTACAACAATAAGTCCAAATCCAGCAACATACCCAGTAGGTACGTTGGGTTGGAACTTCATGGCATCAGGTTATGATGTTAAGAAGTACGATGGAACAGCCGCTAAATGGTATAATGAATCAGGTCTTAAAACAGATGGTTCACCATATATGGGTCGTTTTGCACAAAAGAAAGTTATCACTACTTCAATGGCAGGCGCTGTTACAGCAAGTGAAGAAGTTCGGGCAGAGACTCGTTTCTTTAACTTAATTTGTGCACCTGGCTTTCCAGAATTGCTTGATGAAATGAAGACACTTAATGTTGATCGTAAGGAAACAGCATTTGTTATTGGTGATTCACCATTTAGACTATCATCAGATGCTACATCTATTAAAAATTGGGCAAGCAATAATGCTGTCGCCGCTGAAAATGGCGAAACAGGTCTTGTTTCATCCGGTTTTGATTTAGGTGTATGGTATCCAGGTGGTTGTTATACAACCAACGTAACAGGCGATAATGTTGTACAGCCAGCATCGCACATTGTACTACGTACAATGGGTTACAATGACCAGGTAGCATACGAATGGTTTGCACCAGCTGGTTATAATCGTGGGACAGTAAACAACGCTACGAGTGTTGGTTATATTGATAGTGAAGGCGAATATAACGCAGTAGTATTAAATCAAGGTCAACGTGATGTACTTTATACAAATAAAATGAACCCAATTGCACACATGCCTAATAGAGGTTTGGTTGTTTGGGGTCAAAAGACATTACATACATTATCAAGTGCATTAGACCGTGTTAATGTTTCTCGTTTGGTTGCATTCTTACGCAGACGATTTGACGATATGTCACAACCGTTCTTGTTTGAACCAAATGATGAGTTTACAAGAGGTCAAGTAGTTGCAGTTTTTGATCAGTTCTTAGGTGATATGGTTATGAAACGAGCATTATATGACTTCTTAGTTGTGTGTGATGCTACAAACAACACACCAACACGTATTGATCGAAATGAACTTTGGGTCGATGTAGCAATTCAGCCTGTTAAAGCAGTTGAATTTATCTACATTCCGGTTCGTGTAAGAAATACAGGAGAAGATTTGACGATTGCAGCTGCAACGTAAGATTTTCATTAAAACCCGAGTGAATGGGGGTATTTGCCCCCACTCATTCTTGGGTTGAAATAGATAAATATTATAAACAAGTAGGAGACGCAAAATGGCAACAAAATTCGGTATAGATGTAAGCGGCGATAATGCTAGAGGAATTTTACAACCTAAACTAAAATATAAGTATAGGGTACAATTTAATGGTATTGGCGCAGGCGCTGAAGACAGAGAATTTACACGTAATGTTGTTACATGCGATCGGCCAAAAGTAGCATACGAAGAAGTTGTAGTACATTCATATAATTCACGTGTTTACTTACAAGGTAAGCACGAATGGACTGCTATTAGTGTAGTATTTCGTGATGATGTACAAAACAATATCGCAGGATTAGTGGGCAGGCAAATTCAACGTCAAGTAGATCACCATAGTCAAGTTTCAGCATTAAGCGGAGTTGACTATAAGTTCCAGATGACTGTTGCTGTTTTGACTGGTCAACATGGTGGTACAGAACAAGAATTGGATAAATGGTTACTCGAAGGCTGTTTTATTACAAATGTTGATTACGACCAAGGTGATTACGCCGCAAGTGATCCTGTATTAGTTACTTTGCAGATTCGTTATGACAATGCATTACATTATGACAAGGGTGCTAATTTAATGCCAGCTGGTATAACAGCACAAACTACATAATAGTGTAATAAGTCTATGGCAAAATATACCCAAGGCACCAGAGGAAAAGAAGCTGGTGGAGAAAGTTGGGCAGGCTTAAAGAATGTGGTATACGGGGCGACAGAGGCGCCCCGTGTCCATGGGTTAACAGGTGCTAGGCATCTTAAGACTCCACGTTTTAAGAATCATTATATTGTACGGTTTCAGTACACAGAAGCATTAAAACCATTTCTTTATAGTATGGACCC